ATATAGTGTTATTTACACCCTCGGAAATTTAAAATGGAACAAAATAATTATATATTATAATATAATATAAAATATATGATAATAAATATTCTCATTTATATTTAATGCAAAATAATTTTCAATTTCTAAGTGATAATGGATATTTAATATTAAGAAATGGTATTTCGAAAAACAACTTATTGCAGGGATTATCGTGTATTAAAAAAACAGGAATTGATTATTCTATTATGAAATCATTTATTGACGATATTTGTTTACCAACATTAAGTCAATCCGTTGGTTTTAATTCGCCTCATTACATGAAATTTAGATTTAGCAATTCTGAAAATCTTAAAGATGCTGCATTATTTCACGGTGATATGTATAATTTTACCAGCGATAAGATTATGAAAATATATACAGGATTGTGTTATTTTGATAAAGCAATATTACAGATTATACCTGGTTCACATTTAAATGGAAATATAAATTATAATGAAAAAATAGATATATTATTAAATCCAGGTGACATATTACTAATGCATGCAAATATATACCATCGTGGAATAGGTAATAGCGATAACGTTAGTAGACGTTTATTACAAATATTTGAAATTATTTTGGATCCAAAACTATATACAACATATAAAACAAAAATGAAAACAGTTATAACAGCCAATAATACAATAATGCAATTAAGTAATAAATTTAATATTGGTAGAAAAATATCGAATACGAGTGATTTAATGGAAAAGTATCATTATTTTCTTTTGCAAAAACATTGGAATTATAAAGTAATTTTATTAGATATTAATGATTATGAAAAAAATGATTCATTTGTTGGTTATGAACCCGGTGATCGTGCTCAAATTACAAATGGTATTCAAAAATGGAACGTAAATATGATTGTGGAAAATCATAATGTAATTTATTCATCAAACAGTTTGCAAATAATATGTATTGTTACATTAATTATAATATTATATATTTTATATAAGAAAATGAATAAACGATAAAAATATTCTATATTTAATAGTATGCAAACATGATACGAACGATGATGAAAACATTAACAGTATGAATAAATCTATTGATAAACTACTTAATTTAAATATGTTAACACGTGATCACAATGGTGAACGCATCAGGGTCAAAATTGGTATTATTGGCAAACCACATTATGGTAAAACATATCTTGTTAAAAACATAATGGATCATTTTTTTAAATTGGGATTATCAAGTTCAAATGGTGTAACCATTGCACCAAGTGACAAATTTGATCAAACATATAAAACAGTTATACCAGAATCATGTATAAATTATGAATATGACTCGAATATTATCCGAAATTTATTAACACGTCAATATGAAGCTATTGATGAAAAAGAAACAAATACTCAATCCTATTTAATCATGGATGATTGTATGAGTAGTAGACATTTATAGTTAAAAGATTTATTATTATTATCAGTATTTGATAGCGGAAAACATTATGATATTGATCCATTTATTCTTACAATGCAATATTCTATGGACATTGGACCAGAATTAAGAAACAATTTTGATTTTGTATTTCTTTTTGCAGAAGATGCATATAGTTCTCGACATAAATTATTTGAACATTATGGTAGTATATTTCCAACGTTTATATCATTCGAAAAAGTATTTAATCAACTTACAGCCAATTATAGTTGTATGGTGATAAATAATAGATCAAGAGACATCGATATTATGAATAGAATATCTTGGTATAAGGCTGATGCATTGACTGAAAAATAATATTCGTTCATTAATTATTTTATTATATATCACGTGTAGATATATAATGTCTGGAGATTTAAAAGATCAAATGGCTCAAATTAGTGAATTCGATTTGAATAGATTAGCGTTTAATGATAAAGGTGAAAATGTTAATCCTCGAATTGGAATTATTGCTAAATCTGGATCCGGTAAATCAGTTGTGATTAGAGCAATAATGGATTATTTATGGAAGACTGGTTTATCTTGTGGCACAGTTATAGCGCCAACTGATAAAATGAATAAATTTTATGAAGATTTTGTTCCTGAAGCATTTATTCATCATGAATATGAATCTGGTATTATTAGTAGATTTATGAGTAGACAAAGACAAATTATTGATAAGAATACTGAGAGACGTAAAAAAGGAAAGAGAGAAGTTGATCCTAGAGCATACTTAATTATGGATGATTGCATGAGTAGTAAACATTTATGGCTAAAAGATCCATTAATATTATCAATATTTAACGAAGGCAGACATTTTCAAATTGCACCATTTATTCTTACAATGCAATATTCTATGGGTATTGGACCAGAACTAAGAAACAATTTTGATTTTGTATTTCTTTTAGGAGAAGATACTTATTCTAGTAGACATAAATTGCACGAGCATTATGCCGGTATATTTCCAAAATTTGACCTATTTGATCAAGTGTTCAGTCAACTTACAGATGATTATGGATGCATGGTCCTAGATAATAGATTAAGATCAACTGATATCAAAAAGAAAGTGTTTTGGTATAAAGCTGATATACCACCGAAATTTACTTTATGTAATAAATCTGTGTTAAAATATAATAAAGCAAATTTTGATGAAGATCATGATAAACATAAACAAAATATAGATTTGACAACTTTCACAGGTGGTAAAAGACGTCAAATTATTAAAGTTAATAAAGTTGGTGTTTTATAAACATTACACTATATTTTTATTATATTTAATACTCATCATTCCATCCAATTTATGAGTAAAACACCATATGGGATTCTTGCCATCAACACTAAATGTTGGACGTTTCGTACAGCATTCATTTTGACATGTTTTAGCAACAATATTTACCATGTCAGGCAATCTGTGTGTAGCACAATATAATGCTCGTTTACATCCTTCGACATTATATGTTGGTCGTGTTGTACATCCTTTAATATGACAACGTTTGGTGACAATATCACACATACCTTCGCTTTTATGCATCATACAAAATACAGGTTTGCTTTTGCCTTCAAAGTTAAATACAGCATGAATGCCACAATTTAATGACTTACATTTTATAGCTCTCACATTAGTCATACCATCCTTTTTATGGGCATTGCAATAGATTCCTCTACCGCATCCTTCAAAATTAAAGACAGAATATGTATTGCATCCTTCGAAGATACACTTATTTCTATCATCAACTTTAGCGCTTTTATACACTATCGGTTTTCTTGATGTCCAATTTGGAAATTCTTTCATTACTAAATTATATCAACATATTATTTAGAATATTAAAATCAATTTTTTATTATTCAAATTCCATAGAATAATCATATGTGTCATCCATGAGACTGAAATCAACTTCTCTCTTTGGTGTATATGGTGCAGCTGGTACATTGCCAGACCATGGTGATTTTTCTTCAAATAGTTTTTTAAAGTTATCTGTAACAGATTGTTCCGGAATTGATACAGGTGCACTTGCATAACAAGGTGGACATGTAGTCATTTTCACAGTTAATTCTCTTGTTACAATAATTGCTCCCATAAAAAACAAAAAAATAATAATAAAATTAAATGTTTTCATTATTATAACGTGTGAAATTATTTCTTGGATTTAATTGATTCTAACTTTAATCGTGCCTTTTCCAACTCTAATTCAATTTTATCTACGGTAGTGGATTGAGTGGCAATTTGCTTATTAACTTCTGATAAATGTTCTTCGGCTCTCTCAACATCTTTTTCCACTAATGCTGTACCATCATTAATAATATTATTAATATCATTATCTACATCTTCAGTAACCTTTGCATTTTTATATGTTGCCTTCAAGGGATCGGGATTCTTTAGCGCCTTAATCTTATCCATCATTTCTTGGGTTGACATATTATGCATATCATCAATATTGGTGGCTACCAATTCATTAGCAATGATTTCTTCAGTAGTCTTATTGGTCTTTTCCATCTTCTTTTGATTTTTCTTTTCGCGCTTTTCCATCATCTTACGTTGCTTGTTAGCATTCTGACGAGCTAATACCTGTCTTTCATTATCGTGATCTCTAATCTTTTCACTCTGTTCCTTTTGCATTTTCATTAAAGTGTTCAACTTATCGTTAGCATACTTGACATTTTCGATATCGGTTTCATCATCGTCCCATGCACACCATCTTCCAACAGGTGCACCAAAAATATGTTGATAAGGATCAATCTTATGTAAATAATCTTTGCGAGTTTCGGCAGCAGCTTCGGATTCGAATACACCTCTAATCTTAACACCTCTAACTGTCCAATCGAGATCCTTTGCTCCATTTACAGTATTTGGTGCCAAAATTGATAATAGTACCCATTGCTGAGAAGGAATAATGGGATCTTCATCTAAATAGTCGTCTTTGTTATCGGTGAGCATATAAGTATATATGTATAATATTATTTAACCCAATTAAACGAGAAAAATTGAAAAATTATAATATTAAACAGATATTTATTACAATAATTAATGCCCAGTAATAAAGTGATTGTCTTGCCCAAATTTGAGATCCCTCCTCTATATTGGAATAATACAGATCTAAAACTCAATGTTAAACCTTCAAATATTAAGGGTGCTGGTAATGGAATTTTTTCATTTGAACCACTAATTAAAAAAAATCAACGTATTGGATTTTATGCCGGTAAATTAACTAAAGCTGATGATAGTTGCGTCGGTGATTATTCGTTCACACTTACCAAGACCTGGTATATTGATGCACGCAGCTATCCCAGAGCATATACTGCTATGATCAATGATTCGCACAATTCATCTTTTACAAATAATTGTGAGTTTGAAACTATTACTGTTGATGAGGATAATAATAAATTGAAAGGTAAAAATCAGCGTATATGTTTAAAGGCCAGCAGAGATATTTATATGGGAGAAGAACTATTTGCTAGTTATGGTGAAGAATATTGGAATTGTTCCAGTAGAGAACATCTTTAATTTAAAAAAATTGAAAATATTATTTTATGAGTGTTATAAATATATTATTAATGGATGAAACCAAATTTATGAAGGAAATGAATAATGTATGTCAATTAATGTATGTAGATAAAGATACAATATATGATAAAGAAGCATTAAATAAAATATATGATGATGGGGCAAATGATGTACCCATGATATCTGGAAATAAAATGTATGACTTTTATTGTCATGATGAACAATTATTTCTATCTAAAATTTTAAAATATAGTTTTTATTCAGAAGATTATTTTGCATGTATTGAATATGACAATAGTATTATAAAACAACTATCGCCCAACATACAAATGATGTTTATCAGTGCATATATTTTAGACTACAGAGAAAATGAAAACGGTAATATTTTCATATCAGGAGAAAAAAGTTCTGATGATTATATTCTTAATAAATATATTACAACTGTTGATGATTTTTTCACACTTATTGATACGATCATATTATTATTTATTCCCATTACGCCTAAAAATCCATATAATATTTTTGATCATGATTTGGTAAAAAATGCATTATGTGATTTGACAAACAGTGATAGACCGATACTCACAACAACTAATATGGATATATTAAATAAGGTTGATATAAATAAAGTAAAATCTATTCAAGATATAAATAAAGTAACTGTGTTAGCATTGAATGCTGCTACAGAACAACTCGATAATATGATGTCAAAATAATTTATTTATTAGTTGAACCGAAACCACCTTCACCTCTCACTGTCTCACTCAATTCCTCGGTAAGGATAATGGGAAATGCTTTCTTATCATGCATACATAATTGAAATAGTTTACTACCTTTAACAATTGTATATGGCTCTTGACTAAAGTTTTTAACAGGTGCCATGATTTCACCACGATATCCAATATCAATAATTCCAACACCATTAGCTAACATTAATGGTGTCTTACTGATGGATGAACGAGCATACAATTCGTAACCATGATCTGTGAATGGTTGACATGCAATACCTAATCCAACCATTACCTTTTTGAATGGTTCTACGATTAAATCGTCATCACCACAATAATATAAATCATAACCAGAGTCACCACGAACAATTTGATCTTCATTTGTAGTATAATATTGTTTAGCATTAGAGTTCAAACATTTAACATATAATCCGGCGCTCATCTTGATATCGCATACGTTGTTACTCATCTTAATTATTTATCATTATGTCCACAACATATTGATAAATCAATTTTTTAATTACATGGTTTAGTTATGTAATAAAAAATAGTACCAACCAATAGACCGATAACATATGATTCGTTCACTTCCATGTTGAAATTGGTGTACGCTACTTTTTGTTCCTTTGTAACTAAATATGGTTCGATATCATATACTTTAGGATAATATTTGTAAATAAATATTGTGATCACTTGAATTAATAAAGAAAATACACAATAATTAATCTTTTGCCCTCTTCTATACATTGGCATAATGTAAATAAGACCAATTACTGATGCAATCAATAATGCTTTATAGTATAATGAAACATGTTCCTTTTTAACAATTTCATACATTTGTTTTTGCTCTATTGTTGTAAAAGTATCTGTAAATGTTCCAGATCTATAATTACTATATATAGCTAGAGCACCATATATTGATGCGGTATATAAAGCTAAAGATAGGAAACAAGGATCAAAAAATGCTAATTTAGACATAATATAATAATGATCCATATAATATTTGTGAAAAAAATTGAAATTTTAAATATTTAATGACCTGTGATATAAAGTTTGTAATGACGACTTTTCACGAATTCACAATTGATAACAAAACTGTTACAGCAACAAATGATATTGAGGAATGTGTATATGCTTATATGATGAGGGATGAACAAATGAATATTTCATTAATCAAGACCAAATCTTGGATTCTGAACAAGTTATTTCCCGGAACATCATTTGTTAAAAATTATGTTATTGATGAATGTAGAAAAGAATGTGAGAAAGTGATATCCGAATCACTATTAGAAGATCATACTATTGATTTTAATTTCACTGTTTCAATTGGTGAACGATTGACCAGACATAGAGAAAATCAAACGAGAAAACAACTATTGGACAATATTATGGATTGTGAAGAGTTTTATAGAGCATTAACATTGACTGAATTGAATTATTTGGGTCTTTAAAAATTGATTATTTTATTTATATGATTGAATGTAATAAATTTATAGAATATTTTTATAAATTTTTTTAGATTAGTTTAAAAATTGGGCG